TAATAAGTCTAGAGAACAGCAACTTTTTATCAACAGTAATACCGCCTGGATAAAACTCAGATCTTCAGTCAACAAAGCCGACGACGGAGAATTTGCTAGACTAGACTCTGCTATTTTAAATAAAGAAGTTAGCTATTCTATTAAACATTCTTCAGGTGCTGCTCGGCAAAATGTACTAATGGGCGGTACAAGATCTATATCTACTAATTCTCCGTACGGTAGAGAAAGAGCAGGAATATCCCGAGATGGCAATACTTTTGACGCAACTACTGCTTATCAAAACTATTCCGGTGAATACGGGCTAGGATACAGACCCATGCCCGGTATTACAGGAGTTAATATAAGGACTAAGGGTGCTTACGGTCTTACCATGGAAGCAGAAATAAGTATAAAAGTTTTTGCTTTAGAAGATTTAGATGCAATCGAACTATTATATTTTAGACCTGGGTATACTGCCTTGCTTGAATGGGGACATTCTGTTTTTTTAGATAACGATGGATTCCTTGTACAAGCATCTACAACCGGTATGTCAGATACTGATTGGTTTTCTAAATCTGATGAAAAGACTATAAACGAAAAAATATTACAAAAAAGATCTGACTATGCTGGTAATTATGACGGAATGTACGGATACATTACCAACTTCTCATTTGAATACCAGGATGACGGTTCTTATGATTGTACAGTAAAAATACTCTCTAAAGGGGTTATATTAGAAGGATTACAGCCTACCAAATCCTCTGATGTAAATGAGGACTCCGAGGATGAAAAAGAAGATAAACCTGAAGAAGATAAAAGTGCATATCATTTTTTATACAAATACCTTGCAGAAGGAGCAAAAAGAGGAAAATTAACTCTAAAAGAACACCTGGCGAGAAATACTAAAAAAACTCAAAAAATTTCAAACCTAATCACAAATGCAGGCAACTTTACATACTCAGCAGCTAATCCAACTGGTGCTTATATAATTAACGAAAATATACCAGTCTATACTACTTTCATGGAAATGGAAGTGGAAGACAATTGGTTTTTCGATAAAGAATTTTATTTACAGTTTTTACACTTAGGAGACTGGTTGAAAATTATAAACAGTATTAACACTATAACCGACCCACGTAAAAGTAATGAGGATAAAGCTAAGGAGTATATGTTTGACGCTTCTCCAGGAAACAAGTATACTACCCATCCAGATCATTTCTCTTGTGATCCTATAGTAGCTTACCCTACACTCAAACCTGCCGGTAGAAACGGAAGTGACGAACGTATGCCTTTAAGTTGGTTTATTAACCCGCAATCGGAAAATGATATTTTAAAAGATGCAATAGGGTTTTATGATGGACGTGGATTTAGCAACACTGATTTACACAAGGATTGGTCGGAACATGTGAAAAACAATTTAGATAGATACGGGGGCACAGATGATGTTCTAAGTATCCCTATCTCGTTTTACTGTTTTATTCAAGAAATCGATGCTCTATTAGACAGTGCAAACGATAAGATAAGTATGTTTGACGTACTTACAAATGTACTGGATAAAGTTTCTAATGCTCTTGGGGGAATAGTTGATCTTGATTTATTTTACAACTATAATTTAGAAAAATATCAAGTTATAGATAGAAATAATAGAATACCAGCCGGTCTTCCTATTATTAACTTAACTGGGCTTGGAAGCATAGCCTCTAATGTTAAAATAAGCAGTACTATTTCAAGCAACATTGCTACCCAAATATCTATAGCCGCTCAAGGTAATTCAGCTAACTCTAAAGATAATTTAGCAGTGATGATGGAATGGAATAGAGGAGCGATAGATAGACATAAACCTATTAAGTTTACAAGCACTTCAGATAATGAAGAAGAGGATAAAAATCGTAGAAAGAAATTTCTAAAGAACCTTAAAAAACTCTACTATCAGTTTCAAAATAGAGGTATTTTTAGAGATCACAAGTATGACCCTGGATTAGTATCTAATATTTCTGTTGAGGCTAAAACACGAAATGCTGAACTATTAAATATATCAAGGTTAGGTGAAGACAAACCTTTACCACCTACCGGAGTAGTGCCGGTGGAATTATCTTTTGATATTCAAGGTATTCACGGATTTGTAATAGGAACAACTTTTAAAATAAATAAAGGATTCTTACCACCAAAGTATGATAATTTTGCCTACATCATTACAGGTATAAGCCATAGTATACAGGATAATAAATGGGTAACCTCCGTAAAGACCCAATTTTTTCCTGATCGTAGTCCTCAAAAAGTTGAACCTTTAAGATTAACGCAAAGTGCTGCTGTAGTTTCGGCTGAACAACAAGCACAGCTTTCTATCAGTCAACCAGAACTAACTGAAGAAGTTTTAAATGATCCCGCACCAGTCATTAATCCGAATAAAATAGGTGCTTTGTCTTACAGGACGTCACCGGTTTGGAATGATATTATCTTAAAAGGTCAAAGAAATGGACTTATGGATCAGAAAAATCCTCAAGTTCTTGTATTTATTGGCGAAACTTTAGGTGCAAATAAACTCTACATTAACCCAGCAACCGGCACCCCAGAGTATATGCTTCATCCTGATGCAGCAGCAGCATGGTTTAAATGGAGAGATGAAATGATATCTAAAGGAGTGCCTTATAGTGTTAGTAGTGCATACCGTAGTCAAAGACACCAGGCTGGCATTTCAGGAGGTAAGACTGTAGCATCTCCTGGACGTTCTCCTCATGGAGTAGGAGGAGCATTAGACTTTAGAAATTTATATAGCCTTGTAGGAGGTTCTGGAGATCCTAAAGCTAATTTAGAAAGAGGAAGAAAAACTGGAGATTACAAACAACTCGCTGAAATAGGAGCTAAGTATAATTGGTACAATCCTTGGAGGTTATCAGATAACAGAGGTACTGACGAATGTTGGCATTTTGAATATTGGGGACCAGTAAAAAAAGTATAAATGGCGTATTTACCTAAACATAAACAGAAGGCGAAAGATAAACTTGGGGGTATACTAAAAGACCTTAAAAGCGGTGCTACGTACAATGGTCCGTTCATAAAAGATTTTTTAGGTAACTTTATCAAAGGAAACACCTATAAAGGTAAAGCTGAACCTTTACAATTTGTTCCTACCTGGACTGAATTGGAATCTGATTCAATAGAGGGTGTAAATGTAGTAAGAAAATTTACTGAACCTTCACCTGCAGATTATCAAAAAGGTACTTTTAAGAGATTTTTTGCTAAACAGGCAAATAATGGTAAAATAACGGAAATTGATGGAGAAACTTACAAAGCATTAAAAAAAGAAGGTAAGTTAACCATTAGAGTTATTCAAATAGAATGGTACGTTACCGGTAACCCTGAAGATGAAATTATAGATGGGTACTTATACCCTGGTACTAAAGCTAAAAATCAAGACGTTATAGATCAAGCCGAAAAACTTTTACCTGGAATAGGTGATCAAATTTTAAAAGACCCAGGACAGTTTGTTCGTAAGTAATTTTATCTTATATTAGATAAAAGGTTATTTGTAAGTGTTTTACATAGTAGAAGAAGAAAGTAAACTAGAAAGTTTACAACGGTTATCGAAATTAGGGCTATACGTTGATGTCATATCGTCAAATGATTTATATCACCCTAAACTTTCTTCTACCATTGCAGTATATATAAGACCCCTTAACTCAAAACATGGGTTTATTATTCCTATCAATCACGACGAAGGACTAAACGTATCAAAAGACCGTGTCTACGATATTCTTTCTTCTGCAAGTAAACTATATACTGTCAACAAGAAAGACTTACTCTATCACTTTAATCTACAGTCAGCCATAGATCTATCACTACTATACTCTATGGTAAAATACGATAGGTTAGAGTATTCTAAAGAAAATAATACCTTAAATCACTTCTATAATAAATTTAGAGACTTTCCTAACATAAATCAGCTGATACCTATCAGTAAGCTTTATGAATCTTGTGAGAAAGTATACGTACAAGTCAAGCATGTAATAGAATATAAGATTCCATCTGGCTTTGACTTTTATAATAAGACTGCAACTAATGTATTTTTCTTACTTGAGCAATCTGGTTTAGGGATTTACTACGAAGCTTTTAACAAAATGTTTAACCCTAGAAATCCTCTGTATAACACAGTGGATAATGTAACTTTAACTCTATACAACTTATACAATGCTACCTCTAGACCAACTAATGCTTTTAATAGCGTTAATTTCGCTGCTATTCCTAAATCTCCAGAACATCGCAAATGCTTCAGACCTCAAAACGACATCTTTGTTGAGTTTGATTTTGATGGCTATCACCTGCGTTTACTTTGCGATGAGATTAATTATGACTTGACTGACGAATCTGCTCATAAACAACTTGCAAGACAATATTTTAATAAAACTAATATAAATGAAGACGAATATCAACAAGCAAAACAAATTAACTTTCACGCAATTTATGGAAAGATACCCGAAAAGTGGGCTCACCTTGAAATCTTTACAAAAATTGATGATTATATCAAAAGCTTATGGAAACGATACGAAGATGACGGAGAAGTCTTGGCACCAATTAGTGGAAAACCTTTCACGAGTACCTTAAAAGATATGAATCCTCAAAAATTAATGAATTATATCATGCAGTCTTTAGAGACTTCGAGAAATATTCTTATCTTAAAAGAAGTATTAAGGTATTTGAAAGACAAAAAAACTAAGTTAGTTTTATATACTTACGATGCTTTACTTTTTGATTTTCATAAAGAGGATGGAAAAGGAACATTAGAAAAACTACAGGAGATCTTAGAATCTGATGGGAAATACCCAACTAAACTTAAATACGCAAAAGATCTTTTGTTATAACCATTGAAAGATATTTATATATGATAAATACAGTTGCAGCACCGGCGTTTGATTATGACATAGAGCCGATATTTTTAAATCAAGATATGAGTAACAAACTTTTCTGTACTTTTGCTACTGAAGATTCTTTAGAGAGCATTTTAAACGAAATTCAGAGCAGATACAAAATTATATATAACAAGATCTTTGTTCTATATTCTAAATCTCAAGATGAATACATTTGTACGTATAATGTTGATTTTGGAAATATTGGTACATTTTTAGATAACACTATTCTTGTGCACCGTAAAAAAGAGTCTAACACTCTTTATACGATCAATGCGCTCAATACTCTAATAAAAGAACTTAACGGTGGTGTACTTGATACATCCTATCGTATAAACTGGTCAGACTATAGAAACTGCATACTTCTGACCAAAGGACCTGAACTTAAAAGGGTCAATACAAAACTTTATAAGATAATAGAGTTGGAGAATTAAAATATTCTTCTTATATTACATAATAAACGTTATAATAAATTAGTTATATGGATTTAAATGCTATACGCGCAAAGCTGGATACGTTAAATAATAACGGCCAGCAAAGAGAGAAAACAGATTATTCAACAATCTTTTGGAAACCGGAATTAGGTAAGCAAACGATTCGTATCGTTCCTTCTGCCTATGACCCTGCCTTTCCGTTTAAGGAATTAAAATTCCACTACGGAGTAGGTAAGTACCCGATGGTAGCTTTATCAAACTTTGGTAAGCAAGACCCTATTGAAGAGTTCGTAAAAGAACTAAGAAAGACAAACGATAAAGATAACTGGTCTCTATCAGGAAAACTTAACCCTAAAACTAGAATCTTTGCTCCTGTAGTTGTTAGAGGAGAAGAAGATAAAGGAGTTCGCCTATGGGGATTCGGTATTACTATCTATAAAGCATTATTGGCTTTGGCAGAAGATGAAGATATCGGAGACTTTACTGATGTTATTAACGGATGGGATATGGTAGTAGAACAAGTACAAGGTAATCC